CAAAGAAGGACCAGTATCACCACGTTTATGCCAAAGAGAGCTATCCAAAACCCCATACTTAATATTTCCATCATCAGCTTCTAAGTCCAATATCATATCTGCCAAATCTGTGGCAAGGACTTTGCTAACATACAACTCTCTATATACAACAAGTTGCTCGTCTGGAGAAACAGCAAACCACAACACAGCACTATAAGAGCCATAACCATAATCACAAGACCTAAACTTGACCCAATTTCTTGGAATGTCAAAAGGTTCAATAACGTGAGTATTCCTATCAAACTCAGTAAAAGCAGCACCTTCTTTAATATCCCAATCGCCTTCAAGCAACTGCTTCTGTTGGTGTTCAGGTAAGGAAAGAAGCATTGCTTCATAGTCTCCCTGACTTGACAAATACGGATTGTCAGATAACCTAGCAGGTATAAATCTTCTTTTAAATAAAGGCTCACCTGCTTTACTGTGTCCGTCAGGATACTTGAGAACCTTTCCTGTTTCAATGTTTGTGGCATTAAATGCTCTTCCATAAGGTGCAGGGTCAATAAACATTTTTTTAACCCACTGATGCCCCGGACCTCCCGGGTTTGTTGTTGCCCTCATGTACACAGGTAAATCGTGTGCAGTAGAACGTAATCTTGACCTCATGTAATTCCAAGCAAATGGTGTTGCCCATTGTGTTAATTCGTCAAAGCCTATCCAACTAAAAGCTAAACCTTGATATCTTAATACGTCATCATCTCGGTCTAGGTAGGACATCCACAGTCTTGCACCTGATGGAGCTACCCATTGCATCTTTCTTTCTGACCACTTTATCCCTTTCCATATGAGGGGATACAATTCTCTTGACTTCCAAACAAGTTCTCTTAGTTCTTCTGTCGTGTGTCGTAACAACAATCCACTAAACTGTGGATGACCCATATATCTTAGTGGGTCTGCTAACATAGCATATGATTTACCACCACCTGCTGAACCACCATATAATACTTCTCTTTCAGGTGCAGCAAGGAACTCTGTTTGAGGTCCTTCGTTTGGTTTAAAAACTATATTCTGTTCTTCTTCAGGTATAGCCTCTACATCATCTGCTACTTTATGCTCTTGCTCCAACTCTACCTTCTTCGATGGCTTTCGCTTTCTCGATTGCTTTCTGGGCATATTCGGACCATCGTTTAAGAGTTCTAGCTTTGTTCTTACGTTGTCGCTCATGTAATAATCTTTTCCTTAAACCTATGTGAGATATCTGTCTGCCTGTTTTTGTTGTTAGCCAATTTGCAACTTGTCTAAGTGAATATTGTTTTATATATTTTCTAGCTAACTCTAATGCTTCTAACTCGTAGGGTATAGGGTCAAGTAATTCTCTATCGTCTTCGTTAACTTTGTATCCAAAAGGAACAGTCCTAGCTATACGTGGTATCTGTATCCATTCTTTTTGGTCTTCGTCTTTTAAATCTGTGGGTTGTGGTAACTTCCACTTACCTAAACTTCTATCCATTGTCTTTCTTTGGTGGTAGTATCATCACACCACCTGATGCTTCTACCTGTACTTTTTCTGTTTTAACTAACCCAACTCTATCTAATAATTCTTTAGATGCAGATAATCTATCTCTAATACCTAATTGTGTTGGGTCATCTACACCACTAACCATAGCTACAGCAGCTTTAGGTGCATTACGACTCATATACATTTGAGTTGCATCCATAATTTCATCTTTCATAGATGCTACAACACTAGAAGTAGATGTATGTTCTGAATATCCTGCAAGTAGTTTTGCCTGTACAACATCTCCACCTGCTTCATCAAACAATACATTTAAAAACTTTTGTTGTCTTTCTGTTAGTTCTCTACTCAATGTGGTATTCCTTGTGCTACGACTCTGTCTATTAAACGCTGTGCTCTGTTAGTTGTTTGTTTATACCAACGTGAGTCTTCCATCTGATTTGCCATTTCTTGATAATCTTCTGCTTCTACAGCAGCTATCATCTTCTTAAATTTAGATAAACGAGGTTTGCCAAGTTGAAATGACATATTAATTAATACGTGTTGTATATCTTCAGGGAGTTTATCAAAAGCACTAAATATAATTTGACAGTCTTGTATTGCAACTTGCACATCATTTAAAAACCAATCTTGCACTTGTTGTTCAGGTATAGAATATCCTACAGGTTTACTATAGTAATCTACATCCCATTCTGTAATAAGATGCCCTATCCCCCCGGTCAAATGATTTTCTGAGCAATAATACAATTCATACTTTACACCCTCATCTGCTTCAATTTCTTCTCTGAGTGTGTTTATATTCATCGTCTAAGTCCTAGCTCTAATTGTTTTTTACGTATTTCTTTTACGTGCAAATGCCAAAAATAGTTTCCTATCTTACAGGTTATAGCAGAAATCTTTAAAAATGTCAAGGCTTTCCAACTCATTACAACTCCTATTGATAATAAGGTGCAACAGTAGAATTAGGGTCTTCAATACCTTCTACTGCTAAAACTTCAGGTATATAATGCTTTAACATATTCTCTATACCCATTTTTAATGTTTGTGTAGACATGGCACATCCACTACAAGCACCACTTAAAAATATAGTAGCCACTCCATCTTTAAAAGATTGTAACTTAACGTGACCACCATGCATCTGAACACTAGGTAATATATAATCTTCTATTATTTTATTTATTGAAGATACTGTATCTGACATTATTTTTTCTTTAACATCTTAGCTGCTTGTCCTACACCTTTAATACCAAAGGATGCAGATATGGCTATGTACAATAGATACTGATACCAATCAGGTAGTGTAGCTAATATCTCAAAGCCTTCTTTTACATATTCTCTCATGCCCGGAATGAAGACTAGTATAGCAGGAGCTAACAGGACTACTAAAGCGAACTCGTCTTTCCAACTATCCACAGTAGCATCTGCCATCTTGCCTTCCCACTCCACTTGACCTGTTGCGACTTTCTCTGCAACAGTAGCACGAGCTTTTGCCTCTGCAACTTTAGCTTGTCCATCTGCCTTTGTTTTTTCTATTTTGTTTTGAAACCATGTTCCTGCGAGATTTGCTATTGGTCCTATTAGTGCTTGTATCATTTGCTATCTTCTCTCTTATTCTTTCTTGTTTTAAATTTTCTTTTAACTTAGCTGTATTTACGAAATCTTGATGTTTTTGTTGCAATCTTGCTGGGTTGTTTAGAAAATTGTTTACCTCTCTTAGTCGCTTTGCGTTTAGCAGCCGAAGAGGCGGCGTATTCAGAGGCAGATAAAGCCTTAATTGCTTTTTCAGGTAAATAACGCTCACCAGTTGCTTTACTCCCCTGTGTACTAGGTTTACCAGACTTTGTTCGCCATTTTTGTTTTGTCCACGCAACTAGTGACCTCTGAGATTTTTTAAGTGCCATTCGTATGCTTCCTTAATTTGTTCTATAGTTCTCTTACATCCTATGCAAATATTATCTTTTAATTTACATATACCTATGCAAGGTGTTATAACTTTCCCATCCATTTTGCTAATAGCCATGCTAATATTCCTGCAAAAAATAATATAAATATAAATGCTATTCCATATCCTACATATTCTATTAACTCTTGTTTACGTTTCTCTGCCATCTTTTCTTGATAGCGTCTTGACTTTCTAGCTTCAGCTTGAAACCTTTGCCAATCTTGCCAAAGTCCGGGTCTGCCTAGATAAATCATTATCTTCTTGAGTTCTTCTTCTTTCTCTCTTATTTGTTCAAGAGCCATGAACTCTTCTAAGTCTCCACCACCACCACTTGCTTTTTTCTTACTTGCCTTCTTTTCTAACTGCTCTTTTGAGAATACAAAATCAGATATCTGTTTTACACAACCTGAAAGTTCTTTTCCGTTGGATATAAAATTTTTTATTACTCCAAAAGCTGCATTTGCTGCGGCAAGTTCTGCTAACATTATCTTTTCCTTTTTGGCTTACAATATGCAGTTATACGTAAATTAGGTCCTTCCTTTTGTGGTATGGGTGGCTGTTTATGTAGTCTCTGTGCAAAATATAAACATCTATCTATGTCTTGGAAAGTTTGTGTTTGGTCTATTACTCTTACTCCCATCATAAACACAAGCACAAACTCAATCATACAGGTGCTCCTAACACCTCATCTTCTTGTTCTTCGTGACAGTCACAATTACAATATTCTGTATCACAATCATAACATTCACAAGTGTCACATCTTTTTCTTTTTTCGCTCATTTGCTCTTTTTAAACTTTCTTTTCCTTTTTTAAATATACTTACAACTTCCATCTTTTTCATTACTTTAGCTCTTTGCTCACCGACTGTAAGTATCTGTATCTTTCTCGCATATGGTTT